CGGACCACGATGCCCCGGCCGTCCACCTCAGGCTGATTGGCCTCGCTGGTCACGGCATCCAAGCCGCAGCCGTGCATCAGGTCCGTGGCCAGGTCCGTATCGGTCAATCCCCTGGCCAGCCGCCGGATCGTGATGCCGTCCGCAGGCACGGCGTGCCCGTCGCTCGGGGCCACGGGCGTGTCAGCGGTCTGTGCCGCATCCGCCGGGTTGGCATGGCAGCCCCGCGCGGTCATGGTCAGGGTGCCGTTGATCACGGCGTCCCGTTGCGTGTAGGCCATGAGGCCCCGGCAGCGATGCGAGGTGGTCAGGGTCATTCCCGCGTCAACGGTCAAGGATCGGCAGTTGAGCACGATCATGTCCCCGTCCTCGACGGCCGGGACCAGGACCACGTTGCCCTCGCGGGTCCAGCCGGTGATGGCCGTCCACGTCTGGCCGCTGTCCTGGCTGGCCTCGGCACCAGACGCGGACGTGATGCGCACGTCGCCCAGCTCGCCGGTACCAAACCAATTGCGCGGGCCGCCCGGCCCCATGAAAACGAAGGGCTGCACAAACGGGGCACCCATTACGACACCGCCTTGAAGTCCTGAGCCCCCACCACGCGGATGGTCCCCGCGTCGCCGGAAAGGGTGTACACGTCCACGCCCCAGGCATCGGCGGTGACCTCGGCTGCCGACCCGCCGGGCCAGAGCCAGCCAGCGGGCCAGGCCACCGTGCGTCCGCCCGTGGCGTCCTGCACAATGGTCAGCTCGTAGTGCTCATTGGCGGCGTTCTGGAGCGTGATGGCGGTCACGTTTTCGGTGAGTGTGAGTTTGGCCTTGGGGGCGGCCCCCGCGTCCCAGGTCACGGTCCCGGCGTTGATGGCCAACGCGGCAGGTGCGCCGTAGGTCTGGACCTTATCCCAGGCGTTGGCCGAGGCCAGCAGCGCGGCGATGGTCGCGTGCGGGTCGCTGGTGTCGGTGAGGTGCGCGAGCAGGGCGGACAGGTCCGGGAGGCCCGCCGCGATCAGGGTTTCGATGGCCTGGCGCAGTTGGGTCAGGTCCTCGCCGTCCAGGGTGATCCCGGCCTGTTCGATGACGTGGGCCAGCTCCTCCTGTACGCCGTTGAGCCAGTCCGCCGTGACGACGGTTGCAGGCGTCCCCGTGGCCGGATTGCCCTCCGTAAAGAGCCCGTCCGCTGCGGTGCTATGGTCAATCTTTTTCATGTTTTACTCTCCGTAGCTGTGGATGACCCGCGTGTGCGCGGGCTTGAGCCTGCCGATCACGCATTCCAAAGTCTCATTACCCCAGGACCGCAATGGCTCCCCGGCGACAGCGCCGCCTGCGGCGAATTCGCGCAGGACGAGACCCGCCGCGTGCAGCTCCCAGACGTGGGTCCAGTCATCATTGGTCAGGGCGTCTCCGGATGCGGACTGACCTGCACGGAATGGCCTAAACTCCCGCACCTCGCAAAGTTGCCCGCTGTAGGACTCGGCCAATCCCTTGAAATAAGCGCGGCTCTGTCCGCCCGTGGCCGTGAGCTTGAGCAGCACGGCTGCGCGACGCTCGGCCAGTGTCTGGGCCGAGAAAGAGCAGGCGTCCGGCAAGCCCAGCTCGGACTCCCATTCACCGATGAGCCGGACCGTGGTGCGCGGATCGCTCTCCTCGAGCAGTTCCCAGGCTGCGGCATCCACTCTGGACAGCTCCTCGGAAAGCCCGGCGAGCAGCAGAGAGAGTCGCGACCCAGATTCACGGTTCCAAGCCCATCCGCGCGGCAGTAGTCCTGCGAGCATCCGTGCGTAATCGGCTGCGCTGCGCTGCATCAGGCCTCCCAGGTCACGGTTCCGAGCACCGGGAATTCATTGTCCGCGTGGACTGTGTCCGCCGTGGGCGAGAGCAGGACGTGGTCCTCTTCCCCGGCAGCCACGGAAACAGCCTCGCGCAGGTGGCTGACGAGGATGGTCGCGCCCGGCGCGGCCTCGCGCAGGAACAGGTCGGCCAGCTCGGCCTGCACGGCGGCGCGCACAGCTGCGGTGTCCGGCGCGATGCGCACGCTCACGTCGAGCGGGGCAGCCACCGGGGCAAACACCGTGACCTCGGCGGTCACGGGACGGGCCTCGTCGATGCGGGCCTGCACGGCGGCCACGGCCTCGGCATCCGGGATGGGCGTCTCGTCGCCGTCGCGCACGAAGGTCAGGCCCACGGATCCCTCGCCGAGCCAGCCGGGAAAGGCCCAGGCCCGCGTCACTCCGGAAACCTCCCGCGCCCAGGCCGGATAGTCGTGGGCTGCTCCGCCGTGGGGCGGCTGGCGCAGGCGGTCCAGCAGTCGCGCCCGCAAGGATGCGTCGTTTTCTTCGTTCGCACCGCCTCTGATGCCTCCCGCACCCACCGCTGCCCGGACCACCCCGGCAACAGGGGAGAGCAGGGAAAGGGCCGTGCCCTCGTCCGTGTTGGCGGATTCGCCCGGCAGCAGGGCCGTGACCGCGACCGTGGCCGATCCGCTGGAAATCACGGTGTCGGCTGTGGTGCGGAAAAGCGTGTCGTCGGCCCGGCGCAGCTCGGTGCCTGCCGGAACAACGCCGCCGTCTGCGCCGTAAAACACGACCTGACCGGCAGCGTAGGTCGCGGCTACGCGGGGCAGGCCCCAGACCGAGGCCTGCCGGGCCAGAAATTCGGCCTCGCTGGTGTCGGCAAACAGCTGGCGAGCAAGAAAATCGAGAAACCCGTGCAAGAGGTAGCAGGCCCCGGCAAAGACGCGGGCGAGCACGCCCACCACGGAGCGGCGCATTGCTCCGCCGCCGTCGAGCAGGCGGCTTTCCAGATCTGTGGTGATGCGCTCGGTGAGCTGGGCCAGGGTCGGACGTGTCCAGGGCATGAGCTATCCTCCGAGGGGCAGGGTGTAGGAAAATTCGCGGCCGTCCACGACCACGCGCAGGGCCAGGAGCGCATCCCCGCCGGGGCCGAGACCTTGACGCTCGGCCTCCACTTCGACGCGCTGGGCCATGCCGTCGGCAATGAGCCAGTCCAGCGCCTCGGCAGCGTAGGCGCGGGCGCGGGCCACCACGTCGGGCAAGGCCTTTTCGCGGCGCAGCAGCCAGAGCTTGGAGCCGATGCGGTCCTGCGTGCCGTCCGGAGCGCGGCCCAGGGTCTCATCCGCCCACCAGCCCCGGCGCGAAGTCTCGCCGGCGGGCAGCTCGTCCGTGTCGTCCGCGAGCCGGTCGGTGAAAAGCGACACAAGCACTGCGGTCTGGAGCGAGTCGTCCCCGGAGAGGTCCAGACCGAGATCATCCAGGGAAAGGTCGCCCGCGAGGTCGGACCAGGAGAGCAGCAGGTCACGCATCGGGAACCTCCGGGGGCTGGATGCCGTGCTCGGTAGAGGTCACGGTGGCCCCTTCGGTGTAGCTGTCCCGGTGCCAGGAGGTGCCGCCAAGATGGGTCAGGGTTTCGCCGTAGCCGGCCACGTCCAGGGTGCGGGATTCGCGGGCGTGCAGATTCAAATGGCGGCAGTGGGCATCCACGACTCCGCCGCGCTTAAGCACGAGACGGTGTCCTGCCTCGTCCTGATCCTCGTCCGTGTAGATCGCGACCTCGCCCTGGGCGAGACCCTTGATGCGGTAGCGGCGGTCGTCCACGGCCAGGATCAGACCGTGGTCGCGGTTGCCGCCCACGAACACGCAGGCTGCCTCGGCTCCGGGATGCGGGTGGCTGGTGAAACCGTACTGCTGAAAGCGCTCCACGCGCTCGCGCAGCTCCCCGGCAAGCAGCTCCACTTGCAGCTCCTGCATGGCCGGGTCGTCGGCCACGGCGCGGACCACGGCGCGGCCGACCATGAGCATGACGCGGCGCTGGATCGGGGCGAGCAGCTTCTTGATGCCGATCATCGTCCGTAGACCTCCGAGCCGTAATCGATGGGCGCGACCGCCGCGGGAGTGGGGTCGGCGGAATTGGCCAGCGAAGCCACGACCTCGCGGAAATCCTCCTCGCGGGCAAAGGCGTCTGGCCGGGCCAGCTCCAGCTCGGTGACTGAGCCGGATTCGGAAAGGCTGTAGCGCACCTGGGTGATGAGCATTTCGCCTTCCACGCGCACCGAAGGGATGCGCACCGGGAGGACGGCATTGACCGGCCATAGCTCGTCGCGTCCGGCACGCTGCCGCCAGCCCTGGACCGTGACCGTGCAGCGGGCTGCACGGGCAGCGCGGACAACCGCCTCCCATCGCGCCCGCTCCCGCGCGGATCGGCTGGTGGTCTGACCCTCAGCCGTGAGCAGCAAGGGCCGCCAGCGGCGCAGGCCGTGGTCCTGGGCAGCGCCCTTGACGTGGGCGACATCCGCGCCGTAGCTTTCGTCCGTGCCCTGGGCCTGCCCGCGCACGAAGTAATCCGAAAAGCGGTCCTTGCGGCTGAATCGCGCCGAGGCCGAGAGGACATTCTCCCCCTCGACCAGGGCCTCGTCGCAGCTGGCCGCGCCGGGCAGGGCCAGCACGAGATTCCCGAAGGTGTCGCTGGTGGGCAGCACCCCGCGCAACCGGCAATGGCGCTCCAGGACTTCGTAGGCGGTCTCGCCCGGCTGAATTTTGCAGACGGAAAACTTCTCGCCGCGCGGCGCGAGATTGAGCACGCGCACGCCGAACAGCTGCGCGAGGCGCGCGGCCAGATCAGGCAGGTCCAGTCCGGACCATTCGCCCGGGTCATGCACTGCGGAGCAGTCCACTAGCTCGGCGGTGCGGTCGCGTCCAGAGACCGTGAAGGTGTGTCCCTGGGCAGAAATCTCCGCTCCCACCTCGTCGATTGCCCCGGTAATTACCGGGTCGCCGCCGATCTCCACCACGCAGTCCATATCCACTGTCAGGGGCAAGGAGGACATCTCCTCGGACCAGCGGTCCAGGAGGGAAATGGAAAAAGCCCCGGCCACGGCCTCCACGGAGCGGGTCACGGCCACTGATTTCCAGCCGCTCCAGCTTCTCCCGTCCACGCTCAGCGTCAGCTCGTCAGCTCGCACGGCGCACCTCCAAAGCGTCGCCGCCCGGGAATCCAGGGTGGCGAATGCGGTTGCGGGCAATGATGTCGTCCAGACCGGCGAGGCTCCCGGTGCTGTCATGCGTCAGGGAAAGCAGCGAAGCCGTGGGCTTCGGGGTCACGGAAACCACGCTCGGCGCGAATCGCGCGCGGGCGGCCAGGTCGCGCACGCTCTTGGCCCGCAGGCTCGTGAAAGCGGCAAAGACGCTGTCGTCAGTGGAAGCGTCCAACACGACGTCGATGGAAGAGGTGACCTGCTCGCGCAGCCTCGCGGCCTCGGCTGTGGACGAGGGAGTGATCAGGCTTGCGGAGCGGGCCAGCTCGGCGACGCTCATGCGCTCGGCAAAAAGGGCCAGGGCCGTGCCGTTTTGCTGCTCCCGCAGGCGGCTCGGCGTGGCGAAGGCCGGGGCAACAGGCAACTGCGCTATGTCGAGCAGACTTTGCATCTCAGCATAGCGCGCGGCTGCTCCTGCGGCGCCGAGTGCGGCGTCGCCGAAGTCCTGCCAGAGCGGGGCCAGCAGGCCGGAAACCGAGGACGCGGCAAAGTCGGTCACGCTCGTGGCGAGGATCGAGGCGCAGCCCTGGACGAAAAGCGCGGCGTCGCCCACGGCCGTGCGCACGGCAGAGACGCCGGAAGCAATGCCCAGCGCCACCGTGTGCGCCGAGTCGAACACAAAGGACGCTCCTGTAAAGTCCAGGGACGCGTCCAGGGCCGAGGCTGCGGCAGCCTGGGCCTCGTCCGCCGCCGTGCCCACCAGGGACACGGTGTCCACCTCGCTCGACGGCGAGCCGGGCGCATTCGTGCGGGTGAACGTGAGCGAAAATACGGCCATGCCCAGGGTGGATTTGCCCTCGCGCAGGCGAAATCCGGTGCTGGCCACGCGCACGGAGCCGTGGAAAGGGTGCACGAGCAGGCCGGAGCCTGCCGTTTCCAGGGCGTCAAGCAGGCGGTCGCGCTGCGTGTCGTAGTCGTCGCCGATCACAAAAGCCTCAAAGCTGATTTCGCGCGGCTTGAGGCCGAGGTCTTCGACGTAGGGCTCAAGCCGCTGCGGAAATTCATGGACCACGCTGCGGCGGCCTCCGGTGAGGTCCGCGCTGTCGACGTGGAAAACGACGCCACGGAAGGATGCGGTTTGAAGGTTGTCTTTCCAGCTCATGGCTTCCTCGCTGCCCCGATTACGGGGTGGTCATGGCCCAGCCCATGTCCATGTCGATGTCGTCTTTTCCGGAGCCCTCGCGCACCACGCGGGAGCCGGGCGGGAGATTGTCGAATGCCACGCGCACTTTGGTTTCCTTTGTCTGGGAAAGCTCGGTGCGCTCAAGGCTGCGCCGCTCCGCGATCTGCCCGGCGGCGGCGGACCAGGACCCGGACGCGCCGCCCTTTTGCGGCTCGTCGTTGCCCACGGCCCAATCCCAGGCCCCGCCCACGGCGTCGGCAATGCCTCCGGCCACGTCCGCCACCACGCCGAATGCGTCCGTGATCCAGGCGATTTTCTCGGAGAACCAGTCGAAAACACCGGTCCACGCGCCCATGATCGCGTCGCCCACCGAGGTGAAGATGCCCAGGACGCCGTCCCAAAGCGCGCCGATCATGGCTACAAACGACTGAAAGCCCTCCACGACCCGGCCCCAGAGCCCGGAGAAAAACGCGGCGATGCTGTCCCAGTTGCGGATGATCAGATAAACCGCTGCGGCAACGGCGGCGATGGCAGCCATGATCCAGCCTACGGGCGTGGCCAGAATCACCAGGCCGAGCTTGGCCACGGCCACGGTAAGCGTTGTAATCGCCAACAGAAGCGGGCCAGCCAGGACAAGCCCCACAGCCACAAGAGCGCCCTTGAAACCGCCAATCAAATCCCAAATCCATTCGAGTTTCTTGCCCCATTCCTGAAGCGACTTCAGGAATGCATCAGCGTCAAAACTGTCCAGCCAGCCGCTGAGCGCCGCCTTGATCCTTCCGAAATTCTGAATGGCCCAGTTTGTGATTTTTTGCAGCAGGGGGGCTAGTTTCTCGCCGACGAGCCCGAGCAGTTCCTGCCAGCCGCTGCCCATGACGCTCAACAGCGAATTGCTGGCGGTATTAAATTTTTTCAGACCTGCCTCGCCTTCGGCTGTAAGCAGGTTCATCTTTTTGTATTCCGCAATGAGTTCCCGGACAGACTTACCTTCTGCCTCGGCCCTGGCCCGCAGGTGTCCCATGATCTTGTTGCCCTCGCCGCCCATGAGCATGTCGATGGCGGATGCCGAAATTTGCGCATCATCCAGCTTTGCTGCAGCGTCCAAAATCTCCTCAAACTGTTGGGCCGGATCAAGCTTGGCAATTTTGTCAAACTCAAGCCCAAGCATTTTCAAGGACTCCTTGACCGGGGTGGTGGCCTCCAAGCCCTTGCTTTCGCCGATCTTGTTGTTCATCTCCTCCATCAGATCAACGACATTCTCGGTGTTGAGCCCCATGTCTTTGACCGCAGCGCCAAACGCTTGCAGGTCGCGCGTGGAGGCCCCGACGCTGGCAGCCTGTGCGCTGATCTGCGTCAAATCCTGGGCTGTCTGCTGCAAAGCGTAAAATCCTCCGGCGATGCTGCCGGCGATGCCGAGACCGATTTTCCCCAGGTTCTCGACCACATCACCGGCTGCCTCGCGAACTCCATGAAACGCCTTGCTGAGCCTCTCCGCGCCCGCTTCTTTCCCCAAAGCGCGCGTGGCTTTCTGCACCTTGCGGATTGGAGCAACCGCACCTTCCACGAGAGCGTTGTACCGGCGCAGCGGTTCGCTGAACTTGTCCAGCACACCGAGCACGTACTCCAACTTTTGCTCTTTTTTGCTCACGTCTTCCTCGCGCGGTTCAACTCATTGAGTCTTTCGGCCCAGAATTCCAAATCATCGGCGGTCATTTCCCAAAATTCTGACGGCTGCACGTGCAGGTCTACTGCAAGGACTCCAGCTGCGGTTCGCCAGTCCGAAGGGAATCCGGAAAAAAATCCGTAACCACGCCGATCAGGTGAAACGCGTCCTCCGACTCCAGCTCGTCGATCAGTTTGGGAGGCACGCCCGCGAGGCTGGCAAGGGTTATGAGCAGGTCGCCCATGGTGGGCTTGCCTTCGATATGCCGCAGATCCTTGGCCTTAAGCGGCCGGGTGATCTTGATCTCGTCCAGCAGCACGGATCCCTCTTTGCCGAGCACCGGGACCTTGAGTTTGTAGACAAACGGCAGTTCAACCATGAATTCTCCTCCTTAGATTTCGTCGGCGCTTTTGCCCTCGAAGCGGCAGCCGATGTTGCCTTCTCCGGTATTTCCAGTGCCTTCCGAGGCGTACCAGGCGTCGCGCAGGCTGATGGTTTTGCCGTTGGCCAGTTCCAGGGTCACGGTCACGCCGTCCAGCTCCACAAAATCTGCCAGGTCCAGCTCCGCATAGTCCGTGATTTCGCCCTCGATGAACGGAATTTGCGGGGTTTCCTTGTAGCCCACGGTGCGCCCGTCGCTGGCAGTCATGCCTTCTCTCTTGCCTTTGCCCAGGTTGTAGGTGAAATCGCCTTTGGCCTGGAAAAGTTCGCCGTTGATGCGGAGGTAGATGATGCCGCCAATACGGTTGGAAGCCATTTTGTTCTCCTTGTGTACGGAGGGCCTTGTGGCCCCCGGTCATGTGTTAGAGCAGGAACTGCATCTGGACGCCGGCCACGCGGAAACCGTTGATCAGGTCCGGGTTCAGACGGATGTCCAGGCGTCCCCGATCAGAGACGTTGCGCTCGCAGATCATCGCCGCCTTGAAATAGTCCACGCCCTCGACCAGCCCGGCGGTCTCCCAGAGGCGGGCGCGGTTCACGACTTCCGCCTTCATGGTCTTGGGCGTGACCACTGCTTGGCCATCGCCGTAACGGGTTCCGTCCGAGGCGAGCTTGTGGCGCGGATATTTCAGCGCGATCATGGCCCGCAGGTCGTAGCGTAGATAGCCAAGCGTGAGCTTGGCATTCAAATTAAGATAGGCCGTGTCGTCCGCGCCAGCCGCGTTGGTCTTGTAGGTCGTGATCAGCCGCTCCACGCGCACGGTCCCGTCCTCGTCCACGGTGTGGGTCGAGATGCCGTCGTAGAGCAGCAGATTGCGCTCGGCGCGAGTGAAACGGTCCGCCTCGGCAGGCGCGAGCACGCCCTCCACCCCCAGCGTCTGGAACGGGCGGGCCGGGTCGACCTCTCCGTAGTACGCGGCCACGGCGCAAAGCCCGGCGGCCCACTCCCAGGGAGTGGTGGGCGAGGCCGTGCTGGACATGATGCTCAGGTGCGGGCTGTTACGGCTGTTACCGAGCGTGCCCAGGCCGGAAAGGTCCGAGGCGTCGGCGGCGATACAATGCCCTTCGATCTGCCGGAGCGGACCCCAGCGGTCGTCCAGCTCGGCCTCCAGGGCGGCGAGGCTCGTGGAGTCACGCCAGGGCACAGCCAGGAGGTGATACCAATCGTCGCCCAGGGCCGCGATGAGCTCGTCCAGATCCGGGTTGGCCGAGCCTCCGGACATGGCCACGATCGCGGCGGTCAGCCCTGCAGGGGTGGACTCGTCGCTGGCGTAGTTCAGGCGCAGGTCGATGTCGTTCCCGCTGGTTCCCTTGTTTTTCGCGGTCAGGGTCAGCACTCCGGCGTCGGCAGCGGCGGTCACAGGCAGGCTCGTGGCGGCGGTCACGGCTGCGGCCAGGGCAGTAGCCACCTCGGCGGCGGTATCGTCCACAGCCACGGCCACGCGCACACGCTGGCCGCCCACGTAAAGAGCAAGCGTGCCGGCAGCGGTGGCCGTGCCGGTCAGGGTCAGGGTTCCGCTGGCGGCCTGGGCCGACTCGTCGTCGTCCACAGCCATGCAATACAGCTCGGTGGTGCTGTTGTTGGCCAGGAAGGCCCCAGCCATGAGCGCGAGCTGAGAACCGGGACCGAAAGATGTTTTCGCGGTTTCCACGCTGGTGATGCGAGTCTTGACCAATGCGGCCACGCTGCCGGAGCTGGTGCGCTGTCCAGCCAGGAGCACGCGGTAGCGCTGGCCGCTGATGCCGCCCTGGGCCTGGGACGGGTCGAACTCGACATACACGCCGGGCGTGCGGATGTTCGAGGGGATTTCCAGAAATGAAATGGCCATGGCTTACGCCTCCTTTTTCTTGCTGCCGGGAGCGGCCTTCTCGACCTCGCCGCTCGTCAGCCGACGCAGCCAATAGCTGCTCTTTTCCACGCGCTTGCCCTCCAGGGACAGCGGCTCCTTGGTCACAGGGTCGAGCACGCGGCGACCGTCCACGGGCCTGATAAAAATCTTCATGCTTCAACCTCCTCAATTGGCAGTGTAATTTTATCTTCCGCGTCAACATCTCCGTACGGATCGGGGGCCAGATCCCAGCCCACAACGGCAGTGCGGAAATCGTCCAGGGTCGGCTCGGGCTGCTCGGTGCGGTACTCCACGTCAAACGTGAGCATGGCCGCGCCTTTTCCTGGGTCGCTGTCGCGAGCAGGAACGAGCGTCACATTGGTCCCCCGGTAGACGAGATCGTCGCAGACGCCGCCCAGGAGCGGGTCCACAAGCAGCGCCTCCTCGACCTGGAGGCAAATCGTGTCCAGGGTGTCGTCCAGGGAATCGTCCTCCTGCGCGATCACGTCCACGGCCAGGGTGGCGGTGCGGACGTAGGTCCGGGGCCGCGTCTGTCCGTCGTCCGCGCTCTCGTCCGTGACGTAGACGCCGATGGCCGGGAGCAGCCTTGCGTTGAGCGGACGGGTGCGCGAGGGATAGACGCGCGGTCCGGCATCGGTCGCTCCGGAGAGCGCGGCCACGGCAGCGGCGCGGATCAGGCTACGAGGATGCATGGACCACCTCACGCAGACGCAGCATCCAGACGCCGGGATCCTCGCGCTGCGGCTCGATGACCTCGTACTCGCCGCTGTCCATCACCACGCGGTCGCCCACGTCCGGGTCCAGCGGCAGGTCAGCCATGCGCAGGCGCAGCACGGGCTGCGTGCTCGCGACGTAGGATTCCCCGTCCGTGTCGATGGCGAGGTATTCCCGATCGAAAAGACCGCTGACGAAGAACGTCTCCGCGCCGTCCGGGCGGTATTCCACGTCCTCCTCCCAGTCGCCCCAGATCGTCCCCAGGTCGGCCACGCTGTCGGATTTGATGCTCATCGCAACCCCGCTTTTTTCAATTCTCGGTCCGCCTCGTGCTCCAGGTTTTTCCAGAGCCGGTCGTTGACCCGGTCCGTGATGCGCTCGTCCACGGTGTCGCGCTGCAAATAAGGCAGAAAGGTCGGACCGTAGAGCTCTCGTATGGGCAAAGATTTTTTGGACGTGCGCTCGTAGATGCCGACATGGCCGGACCCCATCCTAGCCACGAAGACCTTGTGCAGTTTTTTGCGCCCGCCGGACGCAAGCACGCGCACGGTGACTCCGGGTTTACCTTGGGCCGGTCGCGTGGTGCGCGGCGCGCGCGGCAACGCGTTGAAGCTGACCAGGGGGATCGACCGCGCCGTTCGGATTTTGAGTCGCGCTTCAGGGTTGCGCTTGTGAGCTTTGATCACGCGCATGGTCCCGCGCACGTCCTTGGCCTTGACCGCATAGCGGCTTCGCACCTCGGCGGTGACCTCCGTGCGCAGCCCCGTGATGGTCTTGTTCAGAGCGCGGGCAGCAGCGGCGGGCAGGTCGCTGATGACCTTTTCCAGATGCGGGCGCAGCGCAATGAGGTCCTCAGCGTCAGCGATGAAGCGCAGGCTCATGGCAGCCCCTCCGTGCTTTCACGGATGGCGGCCTTGTCCGCGTTGGCGCGGAGCAGGGCAGCGCGCAGATCCTCGGCGTAGCGAAGCAAATCCTCATTGACCTCGCACGGGTCGCAGACGGGAACAGGGGTCGGCATGAGCAGATGCCGAGGCGGGCGGACGTGGATGATCTGGGGCACGGTGACCACCTCATTCCTGCCGGAGCAAGCCGCGCACGGCAGCAGGCAGAGCAACAGCAGCCCAATCCCGAGCGGTTTCGTCATGGCGTTTGGCCTCCTTCCAGCGGCGGCGCAACTCGTCGCGCTGGGCTGATGTCTTCTTGAGCTGGGCGTCGCGGGCGGCCAGGGCGCTGTCCAGCCGAGCCGCCTCGTCCGTCAGCGCGGTGAGCGCGGCCTGCGCGGCCTGTTGCCCGGCGCGCAGGCTGGCGATGCGCTGTTCGGCCTGGGCCACGTCCGCCCGCAGGCTCGCGCGCGACCAAAACAGCCAGCCCACCAGCGCGGCCACGGCCACGCCGCCGATAATGAGGGCACAGGTCTTGGCGGACGAACCGGACATCCATCCCCAGGCCGTGGACAGCAGCGCTCCGATCATGACGTTCCTCCGGCGAGCGGCGTTTCAAAGAGGGCGCGCTCTGCGGCCCGGCGCTCCACCAGGCCGGGCAAAACCCGGCCCCCGGCCTTGTTCCAGCGCGGGAATTCCAGGCCCGCCCCAAAGAAATCTTCGTCGTGGATCTTGCGCAGCAGCTTGGATGTCCGGAGCGCGGCCAGCCCGACGTTGTAGGCGAAGCTGACCAGTGCGGAAAACTGATTTTCGTTGAGGCCCAGGCCGCGCGTCATGTGGGCGACGCCTTGTTCAACGCGGGCCAAATCGGCGCGGAGCAGATCCTCGGCGCGGGCTTCGTCGATCTGTGCGCCCTGGTGCACGTCCGGTCCGGTGTGGCCGTAGCCGATGGTCCAGACATGGGCAGGGCAGAGATAGGCCCGTAGCCGCAGGCCTTCGAACTGCTTGATGATTCGCAAGCCTTCGTCATTGATGCGCAGAGGCTGGTCAAAATCTGGCATTGCCCACCTCCGTGCAGTCCCCGCGCGTCATGCCCCGGCGATAATTGCGCACGCGCGCCAGCAGCCCCGCAGGGAGGATGCCGGGGTGCAGGCTGGCAATATGATTGCAGGCGGAGAGAAATTCCCCGAGCGCGAGGTACAGGATAAACAGGGCGCGCACAGGGCTGTCGAGAAACGGCAGCCCCCCCACGGCCAGGTCCAGCAGATTGGCCACCATGATCACCAACCCGTACAGCAAAATTTTGTACAGCCCCCCGCGAAAGCGGGCGGCAGAGAGCTGCTCGTCCCGCCAGGCCAGGCCAAACCCCAGGGCAAAGTCCAGGGCGTAGAGCACAACCAAGGCCGTGAGCGCCTCGCCCCAGCCGCCCAAAAGCCAGCTCAGGGTCGATCCGGCGCAGGCCCAGAGCGCCCGCCAGGAGAATTCGGCGCAAAGGTCGTGCAGCCTTGTCGCGGCCTCGGTCATGATCACACTCAAATCCATGCTGCGCTCCGCTGTTGCGGTGGTGCCGGTCCGCGAACGCCAAGGGTGGGATGCGGCGTCCGCAGACCGGCGGTTTCGGAGGGTCTCTAGCTGGTCTTGATCCCGGTGATCACGTAGCCGCAGTTTTTGGAGATGTCGCTCTTGACGTTGCCGTCATCGCCGTAGGACTTGAGCAGGCGCACGTCGATGTCGTGCCGCACGCGGATGATCGCGCTGCGAGTCTGCTCTTCGTAGTATTCTTCAACGATCAGCTCGCTGGTGCTGCCCTCGTTCCAGAGGAAGGTGCGTGCGATGCTCGGCTCGGTGATGTCCGAGCCGGGGTCGGCCACGCGGGCGAGCACGGCCACGGTGTCCGGCCAGATGTCCTGGAGGTCGGGATTCTTTCCGCGCTTCGCGCCGTTCTGGAGCGCACCGGCCAGGACGATGGGGATGTCCAGGTAAGCTTCCAGATGCGTCAGCCCGATGCTCCCGGTGCGCTTGGTGTCCGGAAAAATGTAGTAGACTGCGTCAATGACTTTTTTGATCTTGATCAAATCCAGGTAGGTCGGCCAGGAGATGACTAGACGATTGTAGACGATGCCCTTCTTCCGACCGACTTCGCGGGCGGCGTCGATGTCCGCCTTGGGGTCGGCGGCGTCGGGCACGTCCCACTTCGCGGCAGCGGCGCTGTTCAGAAAGTTCGACGCTTTGGTGATTTTCCCGGCCACCTCGATTTCGTAGGCCCGGAGCACCTTGCCCATGCACAGGTCCAGGGCGGCGGCGTCCATGTCCACGACCGAGCGGTAGATGGCCTTGAACCGGTCGTCAACGGGCTGCTCATGGCCGCGCTCGCGGCAGGAGTAGTGCCCGATCTCAAAGGTCTCGGTGCTGCGGCTGTAGCCGGAACCGGAGGCGCGGTGGACGCTTTCCACGTTGAACGCGGACGCAGCCGGGAGCACGGGAAAATCCGCGCTCTGCGTGGCGACCGGGAAATAAGGGGCAATCATGCTGGCCACGAATCCCTGGGCCGGGGCGGCGGACATGGTCTCGTGAACCATAACCGCGAGGTCGGGCCGCAGTCTCGCTTTGCCGCTATTGGGAATCATATTCGTTCTCCTTGCGGTTATTCGGTAACGGTAATGATGACGCCGCTGCCGGAGGGCTGGACCAGGATCACGTCGCCGTCATCGGTGGCGGCTTCGAGAGCCGTGCCGATGCGCACCCAGTCTCCGGCCGCCGTGGGCAAAGCCTGGACCTTGCCGCTTGCGGCGGCAAAGACGGACTCGCCCAGGGTCACGGTTCCGGCGGCGATCATGGGCAGGGGCAGCTGCCCGCCGAAGGTCCGCAGCGACACGGGCGCATCGGCAGCTGCAGCGGCGAGAGCCGAGCCGACGCCAAGGGCGGACGCGGTGGCCGCGACGAGCTTGCCGGATCCGTTGACATCGAGCCGCAGCCCCGGGGGCACCTCCTGCCCGGCGAGCAGGGAGCCGGGAGCCAGTCCGCCCACCTCGGTGGGCATGATCTCCACGAGGTCGCCGTCAGCGGTGGCGGACTCCAGGGCCGTGCCGATGCGCACCCAGTCCCCGGCCGCCGCGGGCAGGGCCTGGACCTTGCCGCTTGCGGCGGCAAAGACGGACTCGCCCAGGGCAAAAGCTCCGGCAGCGACCATGAGCATGGTGCCGGGCTTGTTCCAGTACGCCACGCCGCAGGCCTTCTGCGCGTCGGTGTCGTACTTGGCCACGCCGATGCCGGGCTCGCACGCCCCGGCGTAGACCAGGTTTCCGTCCGCATCGAGGGCGACGCGGCGACCTTCCAGCAGGTCCACGGCGGCGATGTGCGCGCCGATGCCGGTATCTTTCCAGCTCATGGCCTAGCTCCTTTCCCGGCTGGCCAGCCAGGCGCTGTGCACTTCGGGATGTTTGCGGCCCATGGCGAGCACCGCCTCGCTGCCGGAGCAGCCCGTAGCCTTGCGATGCTCGGCAACAAGGGCCATGAAGTCGGCGGGCTTGCCGCTCGCGGCGGCCTTGCCGTCCTGCCCCACGCTGTCGGCGAGGCTTTCCTGCATGGCCTTGAGGGCGCTGCCACGGCCACTGCGCTCGGCCTGGAGCGCGGCCTTGTAGAAAGCCGCAGGCTCGGTTCCTTCCGTGATGGCCTGGAGCGCGGCCGGGGAGTCGCCCCCGGCCTCCAGGATTTCGGCCACGCGGGCGCGTTCGGCCTGGACGCCCTCGGCGTGCAGGCTGTCGGCCAGCAAAGGATTCTCGGCCTTGAGCTGCTCGGCGGTGATTGCCGAGAGGGTCACGGCTCCGGAGCCACTTTCAAGCTGGGCTCCGGGGCCACCGGGGAGAGTGGTTCCGGCGGGCATATCTGCCTCCTGGTTAAGTGTGCCGGCGAGGGCACGCGCACGCAAAATAGCCGCGGCGCGGTCGCCGATGAAATTGACAAAGCCTTGGTCCAGGGCCTTTTGCCCGATGTGGGTCCGACCGTCGGCCATGGTCGAAAGCACCTCGTCCACGCTGCGGCCCAGGTTTGCGGCCACAGCGTCCACGAAAAGCGCATAGTACTGATCAACCTGTTGTTGAATGATGGCGCGGGAATCGTCCGAAAGCGGCTCAGCAGGGTTGCCCGCGGCCTTGTACGTCCCGGCCTTGAAAATTGTGCGGGTCACGCCGTCCTTGGCGTCCTTGGCCGAGGTCTCAATGTGGATCGCGTACACGCCGATGGAGCCGACGCAGGCCGAGACCGAGCAGCCGATCTCGCTGGCCGCGCTGGCAATCCAGTACGCCGCCGAACAGCACTGCTCTCCGGTCCAGGCCACCACCGGCTTGACGGACGCGGCCTCGCGGATCTCCGCGGACAGGTCGGACAGCCCGTGCACAGCGCCGCCAGGGGAGGTCACGTCAAGGAGGATTGCCTCGACGCCGCTGTCGGAAGCGGCCATGCGCACGTGTTTGCCGATCATCTCGGTGCTCGTGCCGCCGCTCATGGCCTGGAAAAGATTCATGCGAAAGGCGATGACCCCGTCCACAGGGATGATGGCCACGCCGTCTTCCACCACGTAGGGCCGGTTCACGCTCGGCCCTTCCCCGGCAATGGCCGCAAACGGCTCCGGGTTGGTGGCCCGGCCCAGGCTCAAGTCTTCGACCAGCTGGGCCACGGCTTCCAGCTTCTCCGGCTCTAGCGCCCAGGCTTGCCCGGCCAGGAGATTCATTGCTCGTCTAGCTCTCATCTTCGCTCCCGTTCTTTGAGGCAGCTTCAGGCGTCGCCGGCTCTTCATCCGCTTCCTCGATGCCGAGGTGGGAGAACAGCGGCAGCTTCACTGCAAATTCATCCTCAAGCGATTTGGCAAAGCGCAGCTCTTTGGCGTACTTGCGCAGGGTGTCCTTCCAGGAGCGCCCGCGCTGGCCGCAAACGTCCTCCAGCAGCAGCGTCCCCCCCTGGCGCTCCAGGGCGTTGGCCTTGGCGTTCTTTTCGCGGTCAATGTGCCGAAACGGCTGCGGCAGCCACTCGCAAGCGGTGTAGGCGTATAGATTTTCCACAAATTCTTTACGCGAGCGGACAGGCAGGCGGCCACGAAGCATCTCCTCGTAGAGCATCCAGGACCAAACCGGCTGATTGAAGCGGTTGTTCAGGACCATGTGCTCGCGTTCGCTAAACTGGTCGGCCTTCTCCATGTTCGCCCGGCTCGCGCTGTAGCTGGCCTGAAAGCGGCGCAGGATGTTTTCCGCGCCGCGCCCGGTGCTCATGCCCAGGCGGTCGATGATCCCGGAAAAGAGATCCCCGTAGCCGCTCGGCGCGGCCTGGTGATCGAAAAATATGGGCTTCTCGTTCTTACCGCCGGCCAGAATCGTGCCCTTTTCCGTCTCGATGATGCGCTCGTGCCAGGGAGTGTGCGCGTCCACAGCTCCGGACCCGTAATCCTGAACGAACATGGTGAACAGGTTGCGGAGCATGGCCCCGACCACCACGGCTTCGGCCAGGTCATTGGAGTGGCGGATTTCGCCGAGCATGGGGCCGAGCACGGAATCCTGGCGGTATTCGCAGACGTTGCGCACGTCCGTGGTCAGCAGGATTCGCGGCAGCCCGGTGGCGGCATCCCGGTAGGGGATGCGGGTGCAGTTCGCGGTGGTGGCCGTGCCCATGTACTCCGACGGCTTGCGGAACCAAACCGCCAGGGGATTGCCGTCGTTGTCCACTTCGATGCCGTCGTAAATCTCGGCCTTGGTCGCGTCCGATGGCGTGGCCAGCCGAAAGGGGCTGATGGGCAAAAGAGCCAAGGAGAGCGGGCGGAGATTGTCCACGCGGGCGACAACCTGCGTGACGCCGATGCCGAACAGTCGCCAGTCAAAATAGGCAAGGCCCTGGAGCCCGTAAATATTCAGGCGGCTCATGGCGTCGCACCAATTGCGGCAGTCCAGTCCCCAGACCTCCCAGGCGCGGCGCGAAACCTCCTGAAAATTGTCCTCCCACTCCACGTCCAGATCCAGCCAGGCTGTCTTCGGCGACGGCTGCGGCGTGTGGCCGATGCCCACCGCCTCCACGAGCATGGTCTCGAGCACGCCGTGAGCCATGGCGTCATTGGTGTAGAGGTCGAGGGCGCGTTCTGCGGAGCGCTCCAGCTGGCGGTCCGTCTCGCCGCGGCTGATGATGGAGTTGTTCCAGTTAGCCAGCGGCCCGCGCAACGACGCGCTCGCGCGCCGCGCATGGCGACCCCGCCGGGGCCGACGCACCAGAGATGCACGGGCCATAATTAGTCGCGCCTCGCCGCGCCGTGCATGGCCCGCTGGAAAATATTGCCGTTGCGTTTTGCGCGCCCCTCCGCCAGCAGATCCTCCCGCGCTCCCAGCAGCGTGGAGAGGTTGGGCCGTTTCACCTTGCGCCCTGCGTACTCGTACTCCTCGGCCTCAGCGCTGCGGGTGATCGCCTGATCCATTTTGGTCTTGATGTCGTCGCTCACGTATCGCTCCCCTCGGAAAAGCCGGGTTGGTTTTACCGTCCCGTCCGACATACCCCGACAGGGCGGGTATGCGGCAAGCCATCGCGCGTATGAGATTTACAGCGCTGTAAGTTTTACAGGGCTGTAAATCTCATACGGAACAGGCACAAAAAAAGGCGGACCGAAGTCCGCCCCTTGTGCGTTGAAAGCCTTTTGCGGCAACGTCTTTCGCTGATCAGCAATTATCGTGCAAAACGAGGTTGTAGAAAACCTTGTTCACCGGGGAGACGCGGACGATGCCCGGCACGCGGCGCAGGCTCGCCCCAAAGGCATTGTGCGTGGGCACGTCGCGGCGGCGCAGGCCGCACTCCCCGAGGCACCAGTCCACGAACGCGGCATAGATGTCTTTGGCCTGGGTCTTGAGGTGGCGGGGCGCGGCGTTGGGGTCCACTTTGGTCACCCTGGCGCAGCGCTCCACGAATTCGCCTACCAGCGGCATGACCCCGTCCTGCTCCAGCTCGCGGCAATCGGAGATCACGGAATCCGGCGAAATCAGGCGGCAGAAGTGCGCGAAAAGCCGCGTAACCTGCTGCTCGTCCGCCTGCCCCGTGAGCTTGGCCGTTTGCACCGCCGCGTTCAGCGCCTGGGCGCGGATGGCGGGCTTGCGCGGATGGGGCGGCAACTCCATCGGGCTGGGCTGGCCAGCGGGAAAAGCGTAGCTCCCGGTCCGGCGGATCGAGGGCAGGACTTCGGAGGTCACCCACTTGCGGAAGCGCCGCGCCTCGGGCTTGCGGCTGGTAAAGATCAGCGCGTACAGGCCCGACTCGGAGACGACGTTGGTTTCCCTGGTCCGGCCTATTGCGTCGGCAATCCCGACGCAATCCCTTTCATCCGCTTCGAGTCGCTGCACGGCGTCTCGTGCATTGCCAACCTCCAGCACTCCGCACACGTCCTTGGCCACAAACCAAGGCTCCTGGTCGCGCAGCACAACGCGCACCGCATGGCCGTCAAAGTCAAAGGGGATCAAATCAGCAGACATGGCCCACCTCCGGCTCGGTAACCGGGGCCGCAGGGAGCGCGTCGCAGCGATCCAGTCCGGATTCCAGCGGCTCCAGCAGCGCGGCAGCCGCGTCCGCCTGCGTCTTGAGCAGGCTGGCCAGGCCCAGGAGCCGCGCGCTCTCCAGGGCAGGCCCGCTGACGCCCAATTCGAAAAGCAATCCGGCCAGGCCGCGCAGGCCGGATTCAACGGCACAGGCCTTGCTGTAAAGCGCGTTCAATTCGGTAAAGGTGAAGTTGATGCTGCGTTCCATGGCGGAACCTCCTGTGATTTTTAGAATTGGCTGCTCTCATCAAAGAACAGCCGGGTGCTTCTAACCGTCACAGGGCGGCTGGGTAGTTCCCCAAAGGGTCTTGTATTTCCCCAACACCCGGCGGAATTTTTGGTAGCCGAGCCGCTTTCCAAAGGGGCTGGAAAGCAAAAATCCCACGAAGACTGACGGGCGTGGGTGCCGCCTGTGATGGAGTTAGAAGCTCCTGATTTCTTCTTGCCCAATTCGCGCCCGTGTGTCAAGAGGTGGAAAATTTATTTGTTTGTTTGTACATAAAAAGAGTACGGGGACACCATGGAACATTTGATTTGGCCACTGTTGTTATTTTTTATGGCTTTCATGATCATACGCACATTTATACGGCTCTGCAAAACAGACGAAAAGCACACGGAAAAAAATCTAGTGAAGCGTGGCAAAAGCCGTTCCGAACGAATCGTTGATGAATATGAGGACGAATACGACGCGGAGTATGAGGAAATGCTTCGCCAAGACAAACTTGAGGAAGAACGTGAAGAGCAGGCCTGGAAAAACGAAGAGTTTGAAGAAGAAATTAAATACATTTTACAACGCAAGCCGACTGGAGCAGAACAATCAAACCTGAAAGCTTTTTTTGGGGGGGAGTGGTCTTGTATAAAGAACATCAATGCACTTAATTGCCACATAAAGAATGGAGGAAAGGCTTTCCGCGTGTCTCCTGCAGAACACAACTTCAATTCGCTACTCTTCCTTTTTCAAGTAGGGATTGTTTCCAGAGGCCTTTCAGTCCCTTTAGGGAAAAGAATGGAAGTTTTAAGCATGGAACAAATCCGGCAAATCGCAGATTCCCTTGGGGTCAAAAGAGCGCAAGGCAAACTTGCTTCGATTGACCGCATAATGAGTGTTGAAGCCGGCAAAATAGAATCGGTGTGGCCGACGGCAGTTCCTGTAGAGGAAATTTTTTATATTGACGCGACGGCCGCAAATGAAAAAGTCCTTCGGGCCGCTCAAGACTAGGGATCATTCTCTCGTCTCCCCTTCCAGGCTTTTGAAATTATGCCCGCAGCGCTGGCAGCGGTGATAGCGTTCCCGTACGCTCCCGCACCAGCTCAATGTCGAGGACACGCGGCAACGCGCCTGCCCGCAGATCGGGCAGACCGCCCCGCGCTTCGGGCTCCAATCCACCACGGTCTTTGTCCGCACGTCACGAATGACCCGGCGCAGCACCTCGATGGGAATCTCCATGCTCACCTCGCAAAGGGGTTGAGGTTTCTGCCGGAGAGCTTCCCGGCCAGTCCATTGACAGGCGCACGACGCTGCGCGCGCGGCGTGTCGAGATATTTGTAAAATGGCGAGGACAGCGTCTGGAGCGCAGGAGTCCAATCCGGATGGGCCAGCGCGGCGGCGTAGACCTCGCAGTCCAGGTAGTGGTTCGCTGATTTTTTCTGGACCCAGACGCTGCGGCCGTTTTTCCCTTCCTCGCGTTCCTCGGCGCAGAGCTGGCGAATGTAGTCCTCGCCGGTTTCCGCGTGCAGCCACATGGGCTGGAGCGATTCCGGGTGCATCCGCGTCATGAGCACCAGATCCTTGAGGTCCACCGTGTCGAGGATGTAGAGGTGCATATTCTCCTGGAACTCCTTGGGTACATCCTTGTCCACTCCGACTTCCGTGCGCCGCACGGTTTTGTCCTGCGCCCGGCTCGCGCCCTTGACGCCGAAGACCCTGTCCGAATCCCACTCTTGAAGTAGCATCTTGACCTGGAGCGACCTGGACCAGCCCTGTTCGTGGGATTTGTCCTCGGTCCCGCCCACGTCGATGGCCGCGCGCCAGATCGGCATGACCACGTCATCGCGCCCCTCGACAGGGTAGGCGGTTTTGAAAATCTGGTCGTGCAGGGCTGTGTCGTTGGGCAGCTCGCCGTAATCCACAAGCCAGCTTTCCAGCGAGTAGGCCCAGGCGCGGACCACGAAATAGTAGCTGGCTTTCTGGGTGTCGATGCCAAGCGTAAGAGCCACGGCCCCGGCAGGGACCACCCGTGCCGGGCGGTCATGCAGGACGCGGGCGCGGATATGGTCTTCGCTGGTCTTGACCGACACGACCTTGTACGGCTTTGAGGAGTGCGAATTGTCGAACCAGGCCATGGCCTTGGGTGTGCCGCGCTCCAGCGCGGTAAACCAATCAGCGGCGACCTTGGAGAGCGACACACTGCGGCTGCACCAGGAGGGGATCACCACGCCCACGGCTTGCGGATGCGGGACAGGCGTATCCGTCACCAACCGTCCGCGGGCCACGGCGAGGTTGCGGTAGTGGTCATTCCAGCGCATGGCGCAGCCCTCGCATTCGTACCAGGCCATGCGCTGCTGGAGGATCACTTTCGGGTCGCGCACGCCTTGCGGCACACGGATACGTTCTTTGGTCATGACCTGGGCACAGCCGCAATTCGGGCACACCGCCTCGACCTCGTAGATGCACTGGGCTTCGCGGCGCATGTCGCGCCAGATTGTGGATTCGGATTCCGTGCCGCGCACCTTGGACGCCCGGAGTATCTTGGCCTCCTCCTCGTAGGAGAGCGCCCGTTCCTCCATACGGTACACGGCCTGCTTGTCCAGGTAGGCGTCTTCCTCGTCGAGCACGATTACCCGCAGCGACACCGAGGACGCGCTGGCATCCGAGCCGGCAAACATGCCGTAACCAGTGCCAAATCGCATCTGGATTGCGTCGCGCCGGATGGCCTGCCGGGCGTCAGCGGATAGCATGTCTCGAAGTACCGGGCTGCGCTTGAAATGCGGTCCCAGCTTCTCTTCCAAAATGCGCTTCATGGTCGATTCGTCAGGCATTCCCACGCCGAACGACGCTGGATCGCGCCTGATCTCCGAACAGAGGCAGGCGTAGGCGATGGTGGTCTTGGTAGTCTGGGACGGGGCGACGAGGAAGAGCTTGCGCAGGCTGGGCATGTCCCAGAGGTCCATGATCCAGCGGGCATAGGGGGCGCGGTCATGCCGGAATTTCTGTCCGGCGTAGGGCCCGGCCACGAGCACGAAATCCTCGGCAGCGAAATCCGCCGTGCTTTTCCATGGCTGGGATTCGTAAACGCTTCGTTCGCCCGCGTAGAGCTTGATGGGAGACTGCACTATTCCTCCTCCAGCATGCGCACGTCGTAGCGCTCCAGCAATTCGTTTAGGCAGGACACATCACCACCGGCCTCGGTAACCAGCGCGGACAGCACCGCCTCCCGCTCGGCAAGGCGTCCTTTTTCGTAGGCGTCCCATGCCTCGCGCATTTCGTCCGTGAACCATTCCCCCGCAGCGAAAGTATTCAGCGCCTCGCGGATACGCCGTTTGTAAAGCTCCAAAAGCATGGCGCTGCGTGAAAACGCCCACCCGGAAAGCGCCTCGGCCCGGTCCTGGTCCCCCTCCACCAGATTGATGATCTCTCTGGCCACATCGACATCCCCACCGAACAGGGAGATGATTTCGGATTTGTTGTCCCTGGCAAAGGAGGTCAGAAACAGGCGGAACGCCTGGGCGCGTTCGCCAAGCTCGCGCTCGATTGACGAAGTGAGTGTGTACAGCCCAAGCTCTTTTTCCAGGAGCAACTGCTTGCGCTTGGCCTCCACTTCCTTGAGCTGGGCATCGGCAGTCGTACGCCGCTCCGCCGCGCCAGGCACATGCCCTGCGTCCTGCACGTCGTCAGCGTCCATCTCCGGAGATGCGTCAATAACCTTAGGCAAATGCGACCGTGCATACGACTCGACCGTGCGCAGAGCATATCCTCCGCCGCGCCGCTGCCGAAGTTTCGGAGGCCCGGCAGAATCATTGCAGTGATTGTACACGGTTTTTTCGGAGACCTTGTATACCGCGCCCTTGTCTTTGGTTGCCGAGCCGTCACCGCAGCAGACGAACGATTCCCCTAAAGGGCAGGTCAAGTACTGATGCACCTGGCGCGGCGTAGCGAACCAGATCACACGGCCACCCATTTTTTCACCTCCAATGCATCGGCGTAGTACGTCTGGACCACGTCGCACAGCCGGGCTTCGATCCCGTCAAATGACTGGCGCTGGCTGAACTCTATTGATAATTGCCGCAAAACGCTGCGGGCATGTGCCAATTGACTCTGTTTTGCGACATGCACAAACGGCAATCCAAAGTCGTCTATAAAAATTTTAAGCTTCGCGCGGGACACCCGCTCGCAAAAACCGACCAAAGCAGCAGACCATTCCGGCAAATCCGCCATGGCGGAAAGGGCGTGCTGCATGCCGTAGCCTGGGAAAAGCGCATCCGCCGAGCTTTTGGGTTGCGCCGCGCGCTCCTGCATTTTGCGCAAGACATAATTGGGGATCCCGGACATGATCCAATCGCGTATACTCAACCCTTTCGCGACAGCCTCACCCACGTCTTTGCCTAGGGCTGGCGGCGCAGGATGACGCATTGCATTCGGATACTCGGCCTGCCAAAAATCGAGACTGGCCATTGCTCCGGCCTGGTCAAAATCCATTGCATTCAGGATCAAATCCGCGCGTCGGAGTATCGATTCCACGACCCCGGCCGGGCGTTTGGCCGCGCCGCCTGTCCCCATTGCACCCACACCCAATGCGTGCCCCTCCTGCCATACCAGCGCTGCGTCGCGCTCCGTCTCCACCAGCACCCAGACGCGGATGGAAAGCTTTCCGTAGACATGATACAAACGGTTCGCGCCCCCGCGGACTTCCCAATACTTCCGCTGCTGATCCTGCGCCCATGGCAGTCTCGGATCGTCCCTGCGGATTTTTATTTTTACCACACGCCCATCATGCACGGCCGGGATCACGAGACCGGCAGGCAGCCATATCTTTTTGCCCTGGCCGTCATCGCGCGTGCCGCGCAGGCCCCACGCCTTTTCCGGCGGGTATTTGTCACGATCATTCCAGCCGATCTTGCAGACGCGCGCCGTCTCCGCAGTGATCCCGTATTGGGACAGCTCCGCGAGGCGCTCCGGCATGCCCTGGAGCCGCTCCACGGAATGGTCCACAAACGATTCCGCCCGGCTGCTCCAAACCTCGGGAGGCAGGACAACCTTGCCCACGGGACTGACTGCCTGACGAGCTGGGCGCGGCCCTTGCTCCGGGATGCGGCCCTTGCAATATGCCCGCAAAAATTCCGCGCACCCATCGGCGTCCGCCACCCCACGACCGTTGACGGCGTTGTAGATACCGACCAAGTCCGAGCTTGTCGCGCAGGAGTGACAATAGGCGAGGTCCCGCTCGAAGTCGTAAAAAAAAGCACCGCCAGGAGTTGTCTCGACGTGGAACGGGCAGTGCCCCCCAATCTCGGTATATCCGTGAGGGCGAGGATCCGTCACGAGCTGCTCCGCCAACGTGCGCCGCTCAGCCGTCGTAAGGTGTTCCATGGCGATGCTCATTGCCGCCCCCCCCTGCCGGAGGCATCAAGGCGGCACACAAGGGGAGCAAATCTCGAAAAGCAGGCCGCACAAAATAAAGAGGTCGAAGCTTCGATGTTATTAACGGGGAGGTCTTCTTGACTAACCAAGCGCGATGATTTAATTTTGTGTCTCAGCTTAGACAAGACGACCTTTTTCCAGCAAAAAACCCTCTTACTAAAAAAATATTCCTTTACCATTTTATCTTTTTCTCTACATACTTTCTTTCTTACAAAGGTATAAAGGTCTAAGAAGGTAAGGTAGAATAAAGGCAACCGTCCAAAATCACGTCCAAAAGAGAAAAGCAGAGCTCGCTTAGACTTCTCTTCGGAGCTTCGATCTTCAATACGGCAGATCATGACCCTGCCCCTCGGTCTGCCACTCTGCGCGAATGATGACATTGTAAAAAACCTTGTTTTTCGGCGGGACCTTGACGAGTTCAGTGCGGTTGGTGAAGTCTTTGCCCAGCGCATTTTGGCTCATGATTTTTGATTCAGGGATGCTTTTCTCCTCTTTGCACCAGCGCTGAAAGACCTGGTAAATGTCCTTCATCTGTGTGCGCGTCCAATCTGTAGCCGCTGTCGGCGTCGCATCGGTGACCTCCAGACACTGCTCCAGGAACTCTCCCACGAAATCGTTCGAAGCCATGTAGTCCTCGGTGGTCGCGAGCACCGAAGCCGGCGGCGTCAGGTCCATGGTCTTGAGAAATTCGACAGCTCCCCGCACAGCCCAGGCCAGTATCCCGGAAAGGTGTTCTGGCTGGTGGAGCTTGTGCTCCAGCTGCGGGTCCATGGGATAGACACGCGCCTCAGGGTCGGCCTCGGCTCCCTGCCGGAACGTGCAGCCGAACTTGATGATCCGCAGCCGCTCCTGGAAAGCTCTGTCGTCTCCGGAGACAGACGGGACTCTGTTCGTCACGAACAGCATTTTGAATTTCGGGATGTATTCCGTGATATTGTTCGAGTAGAGCCCCCGGCAGGTGATGGGGTCACCTCCGGAGAGGGCCTTGATTGCCCCCTCGGAGAAGCGCGCGCGCTTCGGCGCTTCGGAGGCGCAAGCAAGCCGTGTATGTTCCAGGGACACCAGGATTTGATCCGGCTTGTCAGAGGACTGAAGGGCTTTTTCGTCGAGCAGAAATTTGGGGGGTATCTGCTGGAAGTACGTGCCCATGATCTGGCGAATGGTGCGAAAGAAAACGCCTTTGCCATTGCGCCCCTGTGGACCCCAAAAGCAGTAAAATTCCTGGACGTTTGAGAGTCCGGTTATCCAGTACCCCGTGCATCGCTGGACGTAGTCGATGAGCTCCTGGTCTCCGGCAAACACCTGCTGCAAGAACGTCTCCCACAGATCGCTCTCTGCCTGGAGTTTGTCCCATAGAATGCCCGAAGCGCGGTTGATGTAGTCAAGAGGGTTTGCCGGGAGGGCCTTGCCAGTGCGCAAATCGATTACCGCATTGGCGCAGGCAAAAAGGTACGGGTCGGCGTTCCACTCCGTACCCAAAATCCCCAGGTAGCCAGGGTTGGCCACGCTCGCCAGATCAAGCACTTTTCCAATTCTACCAGGGTCTTTCAGTTCTTTTGCCCGACGATCCCATGCGGCCTGCTGCCGCAGCAAGGGATCAAGCATCTCCCGCTTTGCAGTTTTGGTTTCCGCCGCGAGATATTCAGCAGATTTCTGCATTTCTTTAGCGGCCTGTCCGTAGAACCTCGCCTGCTGGCGGTAGTCTTCGGCGATATACGTCAGGCTGTGACGATGCGTCCGTCCCATATCTTCACCCCAATGGGTCTCCTTGAACCGGAACCACCTCCCCTGGGTGTTGTCAAAAATCAGCTTGCCGCCGAACCGCTCGGAAAATCGCCGAGCGTCGCCCATGTGGTTGTCGTCGTAGTCCGCCTTGAGCTGGTCAATGTATCCCGTTGGCGTCGTTGTTTCAGACGGCGGTTCCTCTTTTGATTTTTGATACTGCTCTTGCTCCGTGCGCACGGCCTCGTCCACTTGCCGCTTGATTTCTTCCTTACTCATGCCGCGCACCTCCCGAGTTCACGATCAAGATCATGCGTACAGGTGCTGCCGATCAGCGCACGCATTGTAAAATTGTAAAAATCATTTTGCATACCACTCGCGCGAAACTTGCGGTCGAATGGTCCCGTATTAGGAAAAGCTGCGGGAGGACCCAACGGCACTACGGGACTGATTGTTTTCGCCTTAGACCTAATCGAAAGCTTTCTTATAAAGGGGGAAAGAGGGGAGGACGCAGTCGCGGCGTGCCCCTTGGTGGAAGCGGCCGCAGAAGCGGCCGCATTGACGACCAGATGCTGGTCAGGAAGCGCAAAGAAAAGCGCAAAGAGCTCGCGTGAATCCATAGGGTTGGTAGCATTACCCCTGAGACCAACGAGCTCTGCAAGGCGCTGGATTTTATTGGATATGATCTGGCATGAAGGGCAGGAATCCAGCCTCCTAAGCAGTAGGCCGTGCGTTCGAATCGCGCCGGGGGCACCA